AAATGAACACTTAACCGATCTTAGCTTTTTCATGAATGAAACGGCTGAGAGAGGTGTTATTGTTACTGCCGCTACGCAGGGCTCAGGAGCCGCGATGGATGATTCCGCCGCTGCTGTTCAAGTGGCTAATGCTATAGCCGAGAAACCTGTTGGCCTATTATTGAATGATGTTGTAAATCTTGATCTTACTCGTCAGCATCTTAATTTTGCTAAAGACGAAGTTCAGCAGGGTAGCAAGGTATTATTGTTGCGTGTTGGTACTGTAACAACTGACCAAATTTCCGGGTCGATTACCATGGGTGCGGCTGCTCACTTTATGAGTGACGGTACGTTAACTACTGGTGCTACCACTTCCATTCAGGTCGGTCGATTTCTTTCTAAGAAAGACGCTGATGGATTTGCTAAAGTTGCTATTAATATTCAGTAAAATTACTCATTTAACATACTAGAGGAGAGATCATATGTCTCATAGAAAATATTTTGAACCTACTTCAGAAATGAACGAGCTGCTTACTAGAGCTGGTTCGATGAATCGAGAGGAGTCTCTGGCAGCAACTCGCGAGCTGGCGAAAGCATTGGAACTTCCTCTACGCAAGGGTGTTATGAGCGGTGACATTCTTGACGGTATTTTTGAACCCATTCGTTTGGGTCCGGGTGCCACATCTGAGTTTCCGCTTGATTTCTTAGCACCGGGCACGGAAAAGGAATTTGTAGCTTATACAATTCCTAATCACGGTCGCATTCCAGAACGGCATGTGGAAGGCGATTATGTTATGGTTCCAACTTATGATGTTGGTGCATCTATTGATTGGCTATTGAAGTATGCTCGTGACGCAAGATGGGATGTTGTGGGTCGTGCGATGGATGTCCTCCAAGGTCAATTTACCAAAAAGATTAATGACGATGGATGGCACACCTTGATTTCTGCTGGTGCTGATCGTAACGTTATGATTTATGACGCCGACGCTTCCGCTGGTCAGTTTAGCAAGAGACTTGTTTCGCTTCTTAAGGTTATTATGAGGCGCAATGGTGGTGGTAATTCTACTTCGATTGATCGTGGTCAGTTGACTGATCTATACCTTAGTCCAGAAGGTATTGAAGACATCCGTAATTGGGGTGTTGATGAAGTTGATCCAGTTACTCGACGTGAGTTAATCGTTGGCGATGGTGGCTTGATTACGCGAATTTTCAATGTCAACCTTCATACGCTAGATGAGCTTGGAGTAAGTCAAGAGTATCAAGACTTTTATACCGTCGATCTTTCGGGCTCCTTCCCCGGTAGCAAAACGGAATTGGTAGTTGGTCTCGATCTAAGCAATCGTGACAGTTTTGTGATGCCCGTTCGTGCTCCTGTTGAAGTTTTTGAAGATGACACTTTGCATCGTCAAAGACGTGCGGGTCTTTATGGTTGGGCTGAGCATGGGTTTGCGGCTCTCGATACACGTCGTGTATTGTTAGGGGCTTTTTAAGCTTACTGTACTTTGGACAAACATTCGATATCCGGTGGTGGCAGGTATTGCTGCCGCCGGATTTTTTTATTATAGGAGATTAAGATGGCCACTTTTTGTGTAGAAATTGCTGACGAGTCCGTAGGACGTGTTATAACCGCTATGTGTGCTAATTATGGCTATCAAGCGATGATTAGTAATCCTAATTGGGATCCTGCCGAACCGGTAGATCCCGTTACCAATCCTGAAGAACTTCCCAATCCAGAAACTCCAGATCAGTTTTCTAATCGTATGACCAGAGATTATTTAATGAATAATACCCATGCGTATGAAGTGCAACAGGCCAAATCGGAAGCGGGCAAAGACGTTCCTCCTCCTCCTCCAGTTATAGATCCTGACAATCCGGGCTAAACTGATTTTGCTAGTTTACATAGTCTTTTTCAAATGGAAGAGGGAAGATGCCGCAAATAAAATTCTTAGATCGTGCAAAAGAAACTACTAGCACAACCGGTTCTGGAACTGTTACTTTGGGCGGTGCCTCTGCTGGGTTTGTAGCCCTGTCTGGTATTGGAAGTGGTAATTATTCTTATTATGTTTTAGAAGAAGCTAGTAATTTTGAAATAGGACAAGGCACTTATAGTAGTGTAGGAAATACCTTTTCACGAGATACTATTTTATCAACTTCTAATTCTGATGATAGTAAAATAAATCTGGGCGGTACAGCTCGTATCTTCTTAACGTATCCATCTTTATTTTTAAATCAGATTGTCGTAAGCTCTGGTGACAATTCAGTTAAGCTTGGACCTGATGCGGGATTAGATTCTGTCGGTACGCATTCGATTAGCATTGGACCTTCTGCTGGAGTAGATGCTACCGGAAATTATAGAGTTAGCATAGGGAATAACGCTGGTTCTTTACAGAGCAGCATTTATGGTGATAAGGATATTTCAATTGGAAGGTTGGCTGGTTATGGGGCTTCTGGTATCTCGCCGGGCTCTAATATTCATATTGGATTTTTAGCAGGATATTTGAGCGACGGTCGGAATGATATTCATATTGGTGAAAGCGCTGGTCAGTCGCAGTCGAGCAAATACGGTGTTAGCGTAGGATATTATGCTGGTTCTCTCTCAGACGGAGATGATAATGTTTATATTGGGAAATATGCTGGATATAACTCATTAAATGGTAGTGACAACAATATATATTTAGGTGTTTCCGCCGGATATTCAGCTGATGGTAGTAATAATATAGAATTAATGACTGAAAGTCCCGGAATTAGTATACTTGATGGTTTTAGCAATCGACTTAATATCGAAAACACTATCGTTGGCGATATGGGCTCGCGTAGACTTGCTATTGGACTTGTAGGTTCTGGAGACCTTTCTCCTGACGCGACAATAGAGATTAAACCGAGTGGTACTGCCACCGTTGGCCTTATAGTACAGGCCACAGCGAGTCATACGGCGAATCTAGCAGAATTTCAAGATGCCTCCGAAACTAATCTGGTGACGATTGGTGCTGGTGGAGCTACGAATGTTAGTGGGTTGTTAACTGCTGCAACGGGCGTGACACTCCAACGTAATACGCCAGCAACCACGACGGATAAGCTTTATAATGTTGCGGGCGCTCTATACTTTAACGGGTCTGGGGTTGGTGGTGGTGGTGGTGGAACTAGTTATACGGCGGGAACTGGTTTAACTCTTGTAGGAACCGAGTTCAATACTACTGGTACTGGCTATTTTGACCGTCTTGGTATTGGTACGGACTCACCGACTTATGAACTTGATGTTGCTGGTGATATTGGTGTGGATGAATATATTTATCATAATGGAGAAGCAGACACTTACATTAGATTTAGAGACGACCAATTCGACTTTGTGGTTGGTGGACTGAAGGTGCTCACACTGTTTGAAGGTACTAATGATAAGGTTGTAGTCAATGAAGGCGGTAATAATGTTGATTTTAGGGTTGAGAGTAATAATGATGCCGATCTTATAAGGACAGATGCCGCAAATGATTTGGTGGGTATCGGTACAGGAACACCTTCTTATTTACTTGACGTTGCAGGAACCGGTTCATTTAATACGGTAAGGTGGGCTGATGGAACTACTCAAGCTACATCGGCCACTGGAGATATTAGCACAGTGTCGGGTTTGACGGTTACTAATGCAACAAATATTGCTAGTACAGGTGCAACGAACGCTGCGGATATTTCTACCGTTTCTGGGTTAATACAAACTTATACAGCAGGCACTGGTCTAGCTCTCGTAGGAACTGAGTTTAATACTACTGGTACTGGCTATTTTGACCGTCTTGGTATTGGTACGGACTCACCGACTTATCAACTTGATGTTGCAGGAGACGCCGGATTTAATGAATACATCTATCACAATGGAGATGCAGACACTTACCTCCAATTTGATACTGATGAGATAAACTTTGTGGTTGGTGCAGCAAACATGATCTACATGAATGAAGGTGGTGGAGGCGCTCAAGCGGACAAAGTTGCAATTAATAATGATCTCGCTGATGTCGATTTTCAGGTTAAAGGTGATAATGACGCTAATCTTTTCAGAACAGATGCGGCAAATGATAAGGTTGGAATAGGCACATCTACACCCGCTTATAAATTAGAGGTTTCAGGAAGTATCGGAGCGCATACTGGTAACTTTGACGTTCTAACATTTAACAATAGCATAGCAACAATAAATAATAGTGGCGATGCAACCTTTAGGAATTTAACTACGAGCGGTAACTTACATGTTAGTGGAACGTTGACATACATAGACAGTACCACCGTTACCATAGCCGATAAGCAATTAGAATTAGCATCTAATAGTGGTGCAGCAATTAGTGGAGATGCTTATATAGATGATGGTGGAATTGTTTTAAAATCTACTGATAGTGATAAAAAATGGACTTGGTTAGATGCTACAGATGCTTGGCATTCTACTGAAAATATTAGCTTGGCATCTTCTAAGTCTTTGATTTTTGGAGACAGCACTACACAAACTACATCGGCCACTGGCGATATTAGCACAGTGTCGGGTTTGACGGTTACGAATGCAACAAGCATTGCGTCTACTGGTACAACGAATGCTGCTGCTATTGTTACGAACACGACCAATATAGCATCTACGGGTGCGACGAACGCTGCTGCTATTGCCACTAACATTACTAACATTGCGACTAACGTTACGAACATCGCTTCTACAGGAGCGACGAACGCTGCGGCTATTGTCACGAACACTACCAACATAGCGTCTACGGGCGCAACTAACGCTGCTGCGATTGCAACGAACGTTACCAACATTGCGACTAACGTTACGAACATCGCGGCTACTGGTGCAACGAATGCTGCGGCTATTACAACGAATACAACCAATATAGCGTCTACGGGTGCGACGAATGCTGCGGCGATTGTCACGAATACTACCAATATAGCGTCTACTGGTGCTACAAACGCTGCTGCGATTGCAACGAACGTTACCAACATTGCGACTAACGTTACGAACATCGCGGCTACTGGTGCGACGAATTCTGCGGATATTGATACCGTTTCTGGATTAATACAAACCTACACGGCTAATACTGGCCTTACATTGGTAGGTAATGAATTCAACACTGCCAACACTGGCAACTTTGATGCTTTAACATTTACCGATGATCACATTATGCTGGGGACTAAGGCTGGAGCAGGTGCTGCCGGTTCCCAGCGGGTTAGTATTGGATATGGGGCGGGAGAGGAGGCTACAGGTGACTATAGGGTTAGCATAGGACATCAAGCTGGTTCGGACGCGAAAACCAGTCTAGCCTACGGTGATATTTGCATTGGAAGGTGGGCGGGTCAATCCGTTTCAGGCGACTATCCGGGCACCATTATTGCTGTTGGAGTTCAAGCAGGAAATAGTAGCGACGGGAAATATAGTATTTATATGGGTGAAGGCGCCGGGTACGGGCTGTCGAGCCAATACGGTATTAGCTTAGGATATTGGGCTGGCACTAATGGAGACGGAGATAGTACTGTTTATATTGGAAGATATGCTGGTTATACGGCAGTTAATTGTGACCATACCATTGGTCTTGGTCGTGACGCAGGAAAATCATCTAATGGCGACAGAAACATATTCGTAGGTAATCAAGCAGGCGAGAACTGTGTTGGTAGTCATAATATAGAAATT